CGCTAATGTGCTTTCTGGCACACCAACGATTACATTGTTTGCTACTAACGGCGGTCAACCAGTATCAGGCACATACAACAAATAAGGAGCAGCCATGTCTAGCGTAGATTCAGTAGCACAAAATACGGCGGCAAACTTTGGCAACTATGCCATTGCTTCCGCTACTGGCGTGCCTCTGGGTGCAACAGGCAATGCTGTTATTACAATTCCTATTCTTAGCGGCGGTTTGACCGCAGGGGCAAATGCCGCTAGTTCAGGAAGCGTAATTATTAGACGCGTAACCGTTCAGAATCCGAATGGAAATATTGGTACAGCCAATGTGTCTATTCTGACTTCTAACGATGGCAATGCGAGTAATGCGGTAGTTGCGGCTACCGTGTTATCCAATTTGACAGCGACTACTACTTATCAGGACTTGACTGTTGCTAGCCCGTATAGCACGACAACCGTTGTGAATGGTTATACCGTTCAGGCTTTATTTGTAAAAGTGAATACCGCAGTTACCAATGGTACTTGTGATATTCGTGTTTATGGCGATACTGTGAGCTTCTAATTATGTCAACCTTATTTGTGACGAACACATGGGAAAAACCCATACACTTTGATTATGCTTTTAAACCGTACGCTTTTCCTATCGGGGAGACGGTGGAGGTGGAGGTAGAAGTGGCTCGTCACTTATTTGGTTACATGGAGATGGATAAAGAACCATTCCTTGCTCGTTTAGGTTTAATTAGAACTAAAGCGGAAGTACCGGAAGGTTTGGCTATTTTGTCCAAAATCTTAATTTCGGAGCAAGCTCCAAAAAAGAATCACTCGTTATCCCCGGTGGTGGAAAGAGTACCCTTGCCCTCCCAAAAGAAGGCAGGGGGAAAAGTCCTTAGCCAAGCAGCTTAATATGGAAAATCAATGTCACAAACTCTGCAAGGCTACATCACGCAAGTCAGAAGACTCTTGCATGATGCTAATGGAAACTTTTACTCCGACCAGCAATTAACAGATTACATTAATGCTGGCAGGGAGCGCGTAGTCCGGGATACCGGATGCTTACGCACGATTCAAATTACGACTGTACCTACTACGCCTGTAGCGGGAGGTGCAACACCCTATTTCTGGACTGGTGGTGGCACAGCTAACACCGGTGATTATGTTGTCTATAACATCTTTATTTACAAGGTAGTAAACGGCGGCGTCTTTAGCACTACTGCTCCTAACTACCCATCTGGTCCTAATCCATATCCGCCAAGCACCACATTCCTTAATGGAACAGTTACTTTGCAATATGCGGGACCATCTGAAATTATTAATTTTTCATGTTTGCCGCAAGGAACTCAAACCCTTGATGTGTTAAACATTAACTTGTATTGGGGCAATACGCGTATTCCAATGCGTTATTTGTCATGGACAGACTTCAACGCGCAATTGCGTTTTTGGCAAAATTATATTGGACGCCCTATTGCGTTTAGCGTATTCGGGCAATCACAGATTTACATTTCTCCGGTACCAGACCAAGTTTATACCGTTGAAATTGATACTGTAATTTTGCCGACACCAATGGTAAATCTTGCAGACACAGATACCATCAATGACCCGTACTACAATCCGGTTCAGTTCTACGCTGCTTATCAAGCGAAGTATTTTGAGCAATCTTTTGGAGAAGCTGAAATATTTAAGCAACAATATGACAAGCAAGTTATGGCGGTACAGACCTCGGTTTACACCAGAAGGATGCTCAACCCTTATAGCACTCCATACTAATTATGGCAGCCGCAGAGCAAAAAAAATCGTATGCCATTGTCAAACAATTTAAAGGTCTTGACACTAAAGCTAACCGTACTGCCATTGAAGACACCGAGTTTTCTTGGCTTGAAAATGCTATGCCAATTGGTTATGGCAACCTCAAAATTATTCCTAATTACACCGATTTAGGGATTACTTTTAGCCTTACAGTTTTGTATTTTTTTTCTGCCAACATTGGATTGGTGGATTATTTAGTGGCTTTTGAGTCCGATGGAAGCGCTGAATATGTCCGACTAGATAATTTAACTAAAGGCACAATTGCTGCTGCTGGCACTTTTAGCACCGACAATATCAATATTTCCCAATGGAAAAATGAATATTTATTGATTTGTGACCCCGTAAAAGGGTATTTCACATGGGATGGCACTAGCGTTATTAGTGTTGGTTCTGTTGGAATTATAGGTTTAACCAATCAAGGAAGCGGCTATACTTCCGCGCCCACCGTACAAATTTCAGCACCAACCCAAGCTAATGGAGTTCAGGCTACTGGCGTTTGCTCAATTAGTTCTGGCTCGGGTTCCGTTTTATCTATTGGCATGACCAATATTGGAACAGGCTATACCTCTATTCCTCAGGTCGTTATTGGCGCTCCAAACCTTTCAAATGGTGTGCAAGCTATTGCTGGTGCCACAATACAATCTGGAGGCGTTGTAGCCATCTCTGTAACCACGCCCGGCTCTGGATATACCTCAGCCCCAAGTGTGACGATTACAGGCGGTGGGGGCGCTAATGCAGCCGCTAATGCCGTTGTAGATACAGGCATCGTAACCAGTATTAGCTTGATGGAAGCTGGCTCAGGATATACCTCTGCTCCTACCGTAACTTTAGTCGGTGGAGGCGGTTCTGGAGCAACTGCGGTAGCTGGATTGACTACTTTTGCTCAAGGTACCGTTGGCATCACCGTTACTAATGGCGGTTCAAACTACATCAATGCTGCAAACACCGTAGTCACGATTACTGGCGGAGGCGGCACTAACGCGGCAGGAACGGCTATTTTGGCTGGCGGTCAAGTTACCGAAGTCATTATGACTAACCCCGGAACTGGCTATACCAACGCAGCAAATATCACCGTCACCATTACTGGAGGCGGAGGAAGCAATGCAACGGCAGTAGCCAATGTCACAACTGACAAGAATGTGGGTATAGCTAGCTTTTCTGGGCGCGTATGGATTGCTCAAGGTCGTACCGTTTATTACAGCGCTGCTGGCTCATCTAGTGACTTTACAAGCATTTCTGCTGGCGCAGTAACCATTTCAGATTCAACTTTGCATGGCAATATCCAGCAATTGCTATCTGCTAACAACTTTCTATACATTTTTGGCGATGACTCAATCAATGTGTTTTCGGATGTTAGGGTTACTAATACTGGTACTACTCTGTTTACTAATACCAATGTCAGCGCTTCTGTGGGTTCCAAGCTGGCTTATGCCCTATTTCCATATTTCCGTTCGGTTCTTTTTATGAACAATTATGGGGTGTATGCGCTAGTCGGCTCTACAACCTCAAAGATTTCAGATGCTTTAGATGGGGTTTTCCCTAGTATTGACTTTGTTACCGAGGAAACTACGGCTGGACAAGTCTTACTCAATAACATTTTGTGCGCTGCATTTAACTTTAAGTACACCGGAAATCAGGGAACATCAAGCTCTGCTCGCTATATGCAAGCAATATTTTTTGAAAAAAAATGGTTCTTTACCAGTCAAGGTAATGACCTCAAATACATTACTTCAGCGCCCGTAAGCGGTAAGGTAAATTTGTATGGCACTAACGGTACTAATTGCGTCCAGCTTTATGCCGATGCAAGTGCTAATATTTCAAGTTATGTGCAAACTGCCCTGCAACCTATGGGTGACAACATCCGTACAAAACAAGCATTAAAAGTAGGTATTGAAGCAACTACAACAACTCCTGCTGAATTGTCCGTGACTGTGGATTCCGAGTCCGGTTCTAGTCCAGCGTATTTGTTGGGAAATTTTGTAACTTGGTACAACAACTTGGGCGTCACAATTACTTGGATAAATAATAGTTCTACAACTATTGGCTGGTTCGGCGGACAGGGATATACTCTCTATAAAACCGATGCTCAACAGTATGGCAAGTATTTGGGGATGACTGTGACATCAACTTATCCGAACTTTGTTTTAAATGGATTTGAATACGAACACGAATTGAGAGTGAGGTTTTAAATGACTATTCCGTACACCTTTGCCGGTGCCACAACCGCTATTCCTTTAGCGCAATTAGATGCTAACTTTGCGTCTCCCATTACTTTAGGTAATGTGGCGATGACGCTTTCCAATACTTATACCAGTATTGGTAATTTGACATTAACTAATGTCACAATTTCAAGTACAAGCACACCAATAACCGTGCCT